GACTGGTGGGGCAAATATCTGCTACCATATACAGATGGCTACCGAGGCGGTAGACGGGTCGTCTCTTGCACAAAAGCAGAGATGCAAGACATTATAAACCGACGTATGACCGACGACATCTTCTGGTCGGCAGTTCGGCGTAGCAAGAACGGACGGTAGGCATGGCGGAAAACCGCTCACTCTTTGGCCGCATCCTTGGCGGCGTTGGTATTTCCTTTGGCGGCTCAGAGAAGGCGCTTAATACGGTGCCGGACTACGACTCGTCTCCATATGCCCGTGGCGTTGCCGGAGTTGCCCACGCGCAAAAGCGCAGCACCCAGCAGCTTCGCCGTTGGTCCCGCAGCAATCCGTGGATTCGCGCCGCCATCAACCTTCGCCGCACACAAGTTAGCCGCGCCAAGTGGGACATTGTTTCCGTCGACTCCGATAGCCCGGTTAATGCAGCGAAAGTTGATCAGATTAAAAAGCTTCTGCGCATGCCAAATGATCGCATGGATTCGTGGCGGTCACTCATGGAACCGGTTATCGAGGACATTCTCGTCCTTGATCAAGGCGTCCTTGAAGTTGAAACGACAAAGGGTGGTCGCATCGGCCTGAAGAGCAACCCGGTTGCTGGCCTGTACGCCAAGGATGGCGCAAAGATTGTGTTTGACTCTGCATGGGACGGCAGCGACCCGAAGAAGCCACGCTATTACGAAATGGCAGAGGATGGCCGAGAGGTCGAGGCATACTTGAACCATGAGTTAATTGTTATTATTTCTAACCCGGTGACGTACACCCCGCTTGGGCTTTCGCCGCTGGAGGTTCTCGCCGACACTATTGAGTCCGATCTTGCCGCAGCTGCCTACAATGCAAAGGCCGTCATGGCCGCCGCTCCTCCTGGGGTCTTGCACCTTGGCGAAGGCGTTCGCCCAGATCAGGTCGATGCATTCCGCGCCTACTGGGATGCAGAGATTGCTGGACGCAGCCAGATTGCCATTACCGGTGGTGGCAAGGGTATCCAGTGGATGCCGCTTGCTTCGTCAAACCGCGACATGCAATTCATGGAGTGGCAGGTCTACCTCGCCCGAAAGATTTGCGCCGTCTTTGGCGTGCAGCCACAGGATATCGGTATCGGCTTCGACGTAAACCGCGCTTCGGCCGACGTTGGTGCAGCATTTACCCAAGACGTTGGTATCGCACCGCTCCTTGACCTTATTGCCGAGTACATGACACGCGAGATTGTCTGGCGCTACGATGAGAACCTTCGCTTTGCCTACACTGAGATGGGCAAGCAGAGCCAGGCTGAGATGTCTGCGTATTACAAGCAGGCGCTGGCCGGCCTTCCGTGGCTGCGCCTCAACGACGCGCTCCGCGAGCGTGGACAGGATGGTGTTGGCGAGCAGGGTGAGCAGATTTGGCTGCCAAGCCCCCAAGGCTACATGCCAATGGATGTCTATATGAAGTACCTGGACAACCTTGTCTCTAGCGGAACTCAGCCATCACCTGATGGCAACACCCCTCCGACGGCAAACAACCCGCAGGGCGTTCCATCCCCCGATCAGGGCGGTGACATCGTTCCAGACAACACACCATCCAACAGCCCGCAGTCACAAACGTCAAAGGCCGATGGCGATCCAATCATTGTCTGTGATATCGACGGAACCCTGACGACCAGCGACGGCAGCGACGAGCCTAACGAGGCTGTAGTTGGCTACCTGCAGCGACAGTCAGATAATCATCGTATCTTTATCGTCAGCGCACGATCTGCCAAGCGCCTGGATGAGACGCGCCAGTGGCTTGACGATAATGACGTTCCTCACGATGCTCTTTACCTCTCCGACTTCCCGACTGGAGCTGGCCTGCAGTTCAAGAAGTACAAGATCTCCAAGATTCTGAAGGAGAGCGGCAACGTGACCGAGGCCATCGAAAACGACGCAGAGGTGCGCGCGGCCTACAAGGCAGCCGGCGTTCAGAACGTGCACGGTCCAGATGAGGTTGCCAGCAAGTTTGCTGCAGCTGATTACTCTGGGATCAACCTAAGCGTTCCGTCCGCAGTGCAGGCCGAGGCAAAGCGCGGCTTGAAGTGGCGCGAGGAGTTTGGTCGCGGTGGCATTGGGCCTGGTCAGACGACGGCCCGTATGCTCATCGGCAACAAGATGACTATTCCTCGCGTGCGCAAGATGCGCGCCTTCCTGGCGCGACATGAGGTTGACAAGCAGGGCGAGGGGTTCAACCCTGGCGAGAATGGCTATCCTTCTGCCGGGCGCATCGCCTGGGCGCTGTGGGGCGGAAACCCCGGCCAGTCGTGGGCTAACAAGGTAATGCGACAGGTCGAAGCCCGCGAAAAGCGCTAATGGCCGACAAGTTTTATCATCAACAGCCGTGTTTCTGCATTCCGTGCCGCGTGTTGAAAAAGTCGGGTGAAAAGCTGCCACAAGCTGCTATACTCCCCGGCGATGAAAAGCCCAAGAAAGCAAAGCCAAAGCGCGGCAAAAAGGCTTAGCCACTTCTCCACATTTAGCGGCGTTGGCGGCTTAGACCTTGGCCTTGAGTCTGCAGGATGGCATACTGTCGCGCAAAGTGAAATTGCACCATACCAGTGTGAGGTGTTGCGCCAGCGTTGGCCGGACATTCCAAACCTTGGCGACATCACGGCGATCAGCACCGAGAAAACAGGTGCAGCATGGCAATCGGCAACGTTTTGGTCTGCTGGATTTCCATGTCAAGACCTAAGTAGCGCGGGAAAGCGGAGAGGGTTTACCGGTGAGCGATCAGTCCTTGCGTTCTCGTTCCTCAACCTCGTCGAAGCGTTTGGGCCGGAATGGATCCTCCTCGAAAACGTCCCCGGTCTCCTCACATCCAGCGACGGAAAAGACATGGGGCGACTCCTCCAGGAAATGGACGAACTCGGGTATGGCGTGGCGTGGCGAACTATTGATGCGTCGGGCGTCGGAAGCTGTGAACTGCATGGGGGACGGCGCCCAGTGCCGCAGCCGCGCCGTCGCGTCTTCCTACTTGGACATCGTGGAACCGGTCGTGCCGGCGAGGTACTTCTTGACAGTCGCGGAGGCCAAGAACTACCTTGGGCGCTCAGTCGTGACTACGGAGAATGGGATCAAGAGCGGCTTCACGCCGGACCTCCACCAGCTGATCCTGGAAACTATCGACCAGCAGCTCTTGAGCTTGCGACAATTGACTACGCTGGAAATGGAGCGCCTAATGGGGTGGCCGGACGGGCACACGCTCGTGCGCGGATTCCGACGTCTACACGCCAAGAGCACAACGTAAAGGCACTTCCCAACTCATACACCGGACATCTTCGGATGTACCGGAAAACCGAACGCAACCAGCGCAGTGGTTTTTTTGAGCGATGGACGGAAGACGGCACCTTCTCAACGTTGACCAGCTTCTCTTCGTCCGGGGTGTTCGGCCAACACCTGCTTCAGTCGGCCGCCTGTATTGAGCATCCACTCCTCGACCGAGTAAATGAGGCATCCCGTGCAGAGGCTTGCGGTAATGGCGTTGTGAGCCTGGTAGCGGAGTGGATTGGGTTGCGCGTCGTAGAAAATATGCGCCTACACGGCGAGCTTTAATGTGATACACTCCTGGTATGCCACATAAAGACCCTGTTACCTCGGACCTTCGCTACGCCGTTATCCGGCGCGACCACACCTGCGTGGGCGCCAAGATCGGCATGGGCGGAGCATGCGGCAGCCAGTTTGGCTCCGGCACTGATATCGTTTGGGAGCTTGACCATATTGACAACGCCGGTATGGGAAAGCGTGGACCAAGCACCATGGAGAATCTCGTACTGATGTGCGGGTACCACCATCGGGTGAAGACTGAGGCGACACGAACGTGGCGCCCGAAGCTGAGGGAGTACATTCATGAGAAATCCGGCCCTACAGTATCCAGGTGACGGTGGCTGCTCTTGGGACCTCTGCCCTAATCGTCGTGACGCTCGTGTCAAGCGCGGTAGGATGATCCCCCTGGGAGAGATGCGCCCCTTTGCCGCCGGGCAGAGCGTTCACGAAGACTGCCTGCGTCGCATTCTCGTGGGGAAATCGGCCCTTGACGCCGGGGTAGATGGGCCATATACTACTGATGTGGTAGCCGAAGGAGGTTCTGATGAATAACGACGTACCACTCGATTTTAAGGCACTTCGGATTGGGGTTGAGGAGACACACAAGGTCATCCTTGAGGCCAAGCCGGATAGCAGCACGGAAGAGCTGCGTCGTGCGGTTGCGCCGATGATTTTCCATCAGGCTTCGGCCAATCTGCGTAACGGCCCGTGTGCCGGAATGGACCCCGAGCTGTGGTGGCAGGTTGCAGAGACCGTTCAGTACACCGTTGACTGGTGGGTCATGACCGGTGATCTCTACCAGGCCTCTCAGGGGGTCGAGGGATGAGCAAGCAAAGCGGCGACGCGAACAAGGATGTACGTTCGCAGCAGAAGCAGCGCTACACAAAGGTGTGGCAATTGATTCGGGAGTCCGGGGTGAAGCGCCGTTGGGTGGCGATGCATCTTGGTGTATCCTACGGGTATCTGAACCAGGTACAGTACGGGCATGCGCCTATGACAGCGGAGATGCGACGTCGCCTCTCTGAGTATCTGGGTCTTAGTGAAGCCGAGCTCTTTGGCTCGGAGAAGTGAGGTTAGGAATGGCTTACGATAACGCACCGAAGAAGAAGTTTGCAGAAGACTACATTGATGTAGCGGAGCGTCTCCGCGCTTGGTACGAAGCATATCCAAACGCCCGAATCGAAACAAGCATTGTTTCGCACACTGACAGTCGCGTTACGGTAAGGGCCCTGGCATTTCGTGGTGATACTGCTGAGGAGCAGGACACCAAGCAGCGGCCGTATGGCTTTGAAGAGCGCCCTGCAGGTGTTGGTCACTCGTCCATGGCAATTCCAGGTAGCACGCCATATACGCGCGGTTCAGAGCTGGAGAATACCGAGACCTCTGCCGTCGGTCGCGCGCTGGTGATGGCCGGTCTTCCGTCGAAGAAGGTTGCATCCGGCGACGAGATTCGCGCCAAGGGCGGTGCGACAATCAAGCCGTCTCCGGCAATGCAGGAGCGCGAGAAGCAGAAGTCTGATGATGAGGCGATTCTTCGCGCAGCACAGAGTTCGTTTGGCGATGATCCGGCACTGCTCGATTGGCGCGACGCTATCAACGGCGCAGGCACCGCTACGGAGCTTGCAGCTGTAGCCCAGCAGATTGCTGCATCGCAGCTTGATGCCGACCAGAAGCGCTATCTGGGTCAGTACTACACCGCACGCAAGTCAGAAATCGGCGCCTAATGCGCGAGCACGTCAGCATTAGCGAAATCCGCGAGTTTCAGTCCTGCCCTCTGCGCTGGTGGTACCGGTACGAGAATGGACTCTGGACCGAAAAGACGAGCTCGTTCTTCGCGCTCGGTACTGCGGTCCACGCGGGTCTCGCCAACTGGTATGAACCGATCAATGGCGGCAAGAAGACGGGCGACCTGACGATGCCGCTGAAGCTCTACAAGGCGACGTTTGCCGATGAGTCCGCCAAGGTCAACTGGGCAGACGAGTCCGACAAGGACCCGATCAGCCAGTCCGCACTTGGCGAGGATATGCTCAAGGCAGCGATCTTTGAGGGTGACGATTGGACGGCGAAGGCGGTTGAGCGTACGTTCATGGCCGATATCTCCCACAGCCGCCTGGGAAAGCTTCCGATCAAGCTGAAGTCGGTTCTGGACATGGTGACGAACACCAACGATGTGGTTGAGCACAAGACCGCTACGCGAAAGTGGGAAGAGGGACGAGAGCATGGCGACATTCAGGCGACTGCCTATGTGTCTGTCGTGCGACAGAACTACGACCATGATCCGAAAGTGACGTTCAACATCGTCAGCAAGCACTCAAAGGGTCCAAATGTGGACCGACGCACCACCACCCGGACGCAAGACGACATCGACCGTCTGTATGTGACGGTTCGGGCGATGCTCGATGCCAAGGAGAAGGGCGCGATTTATCCAAACCCAACCGCGTTCGCACATGCGACGTGTGAGTTCAGGAAGTTGTGTGACAAGTGGGAATCTCATCCTCAGCCACTGCCGGAAACGGCACGTGGGATGCTTACGGTGCTGCCATCCATCCGCCAGTCAGCGCTGACGAAGATGTACGGCGAGTGAACGATCTCGTCTGGTGGCGCAAAGAGATCGAATCCGCGAAAAATAAGCAAGGCCGAATGGGCGACTTCTACACCGCAATGACCGGCAAGAAGCTTGTTCGCAGCGAGTACGGTCGGATCTTCAAGTTGATGCAATCATTCCCGGGCGGCATCCCGGGGCTCATGTCCGCGATTTGTGAGGCCGCAATCAGGGACCTCGATGGAGATCCCATCGCGTATGTGCAGAAGTTGGCCGATAGTCCGCGCTGGAAGGCTCCGGTCGCGGGAAGGAAGAAGGAGAATTACGATGGGATTATCCAGGATTGACCCAAACGTTGATTTCGCGGTGATTATGACCCCAGAAGGGGCCGTGATGCGCCGGAATGACGAGCCACCTGCCCCGGACGTTGCAGAACAGCGCCTGGAGAAGGCCGGTGTGGCACCTCGGTATGCAAGTGCGTCGTTTGCAATGCTGAAAGAGCTCCCAGAGGCCAAAACGGCGGTAAAAGTTGCCACAGAGTGGGCGGATGCACCGCTCACGGACCGGGGATTCTTCTTTGTTGGCACGCCGGGGGTTGGAAAGACCTACTTGGCGGTTGCCGCACTACGAAAGAAGGTTGAAGCAGGCCTGTTAAACGCAAAATTCATCAATGTGCCGCTCTTTTTGGACAAGATTCGCACCTCGTTCAAGTTTTCGGACGATTCTGCTCAGGCAGAGTTTGATTTCTTGTGCAATCGGGCCTCACTCGTCGTTTTGGACGACTTTGGCAAGGAGCGCGCGACTGATTGGGCGACCGAACGGCTGTATGTGCTTGTCGAAAGCCGCTATTCCAAGATGTTGCCGGTGATTGTGACGTCAAATCGGACGCTGGATGAGCTGAATGACCTTGGATACGGCGCAACGGTGTCACGTTTGACCGAAATGTGCACGGTTGTCAAGGTTGGCGGGTCAGATTTGCGGCCAAAGTTGCGCGTATGACCGAACGCCCGGTTGCCGCACCACTCGAACTGACGCTGATGGGGCGTCCACCGAGCTGGAATGCGGCGTATCGGGCGCGAAAGTCATACATTTTCATGACGCGCGAGGCAAAAAGTTGGAAAAAGCTGACGACGATCCTTGCGCAAACGGCAGCAAAGGACCAGCAGTGGAGTTGCGGCCGTGATACAATGCTCGTCGTCGACGTATGGATCTACGTGAAGCGTGCGATTGACGCCGACAACATCTTGAAGCTCACACTCGACGCAGTTGCGGCGGGTATCGGGATCAATGATGCACGGTTCCTGCCAAGGGTGTGGGAGCTGAGGAAGAAGTGCGATGAAGAAAAGATCGTACTGAAGATTACGGAGGTAGAATACGATGATTAAGGTTCAGTTGATTGGTAATGTCGGGTCGAATCCGACGGTTCGAATGACACAGAAGGGGCGCCAGGTCGCCAACTTCAATGTCGCAGTCCATGGCGCAAAGGATGCTAACGGCGAAGAGAAGTCGACGTGGTATCCCATCTCTTGCTGGGACGGCCGGGCAGAGCTCGCCGATAAGATCGTCAAGAAGGGCGACCTTATTTGGATCGAGGGCACGCCGGATATCTCAACGTGGACCGACAAGAACGATGTCGAGCACGTAGAGATTGCTATCACCGCAAAGTTTATTCAGGTCCTGCGTCGCAGCTCCAAGGGAACCGAGGAGTCCGCTCCGGTTTCCGGCGCAATGCAGCAGTCGCTTGAGGAGCTCCCGTTCTAATGACACAAGAACTTGATCTTCCCAAGCTGTCCGCCGATATCGAAAAGGCCCTGAGCCTGCCCAGTGGTCCGGAAAAGGAGAAGCTGTCGAACGAGGTTTTGCAGACCCTTTCCTCTCTCATCTCGGCAATGTCGAAAATTGCGGAAAAGATCGGCACACCCGTGGACTCAACCTCACACAAGGTTGGTACACGCAGTGCTGGACGCTCCAAGGTGAACTAGCCTATCATTGCGCCCCCCACTCACTCCGGAGTAAAAATTTTTAGGAATTTGGCGTAGGGGCTGGGGAGTCAATCACCTTTGCAGAGGGGTTGGAGAAATCCAGCCCCTCTCGCCGTCTTACAAGGAGCCCACGATGAGCAATGCAGTGTCCCCGTTGAACATTCCGGATGAACTACGTAAGGGTCCAACGATCCTCGACTTCTATGCTGACTGGTGCCAGCCTTGTAAGGCCATCAGTAAGGAGCTTGAGCGACTCAAGACACTGCAGCCACGTGTGAACATCGTCAAGATCAACGTTGACAACCATCAATCGCTGGTGCAATCCTATGAGATCAAGAGCATTCCCTTTGTCCTCTACTATGAAGCAGCGGGAACCGCACCAAAGCAGCTCACCGGCTTCGTCAAAGCAGAAGAGATGATCCGCCGTTTTGGCCTTTGAGGAGAGGGATTATCCAATCCCCGCCCAAACTCCGCTCTGCGTGGCTCCTAGACCCCTTTCAGGACGATATAGCGTATACTTTGCTCATGACAGAACTTGCACGATTTCTTCGCTACGTTGAGGTGCATCAGGTCACCGGCTGCTGGGAGTGGACCGGAGCCTTTGACCGGAGTGGCTATGGTGCATTTAAGGCCCAGGGGAAAAAAATTAATTCCCACCGGTGGAGCTATCGCTTCTTTAAAGGCGAGCCAGCGAAGGGGTTGGACCTCGATCACCTCTGCCGGGTCCGCAAGTGCGTCAGCCCCGAACATTTAGAGCCCGTGACGCGACGTGTCAATGTGCTTCGAGGACTGGCGGGACAAGAGCGAAAAACCCACTGCATTCATGGCCATGCCTATACGCCAGAGAACACCTACAGATATCCAAGCGGCGGACGTGAGTGCCGTACGTGCAAGTATTATGGCGGACGCATTCCGGAGTAGCTCAGTGGTAGAGCGGGCGACTGTTAATCGCCTGGTCGTAGGTTCGAGCCCTACCTCCGGAGCCACGTTGTGCGTGATCCCGAGTCACCTCCGGAGTCACGCCCGGGAGTGATAGA